CAACCGTGAAGTTCTTCACCAGAAAACGAAGAAAGTCAGCCTTGCCACCGCGCATGAACCGCGCGACAAACTTACGCTCACCTTTGTGATTGTAAAACACATACGGGTCGCGACCAGTCAGATTTTCGAACTTCGCGTTGTCAAACTTCATGTCTCTGTCTTTCTCTGTCTCACTCACTATAATCATTATACTCGATGGAGATTAAAAGTCAACAGTTTTTTACGATTTTGGAGATTTTTTTTCGGGCTTGGGCTGTACTGTTACCTCATGGAACCCTTCACCAGCAATCGTGCCACAAATCGTTTTTTGCCCTTCTATATAACCAATATGAACAATGGTAAATGAACCCGTTTCAACATTTGCCCATATTTCCACCATAAATCTGCTATTGTTCGTAATTCCTCTATATAAAACTTTTTCTTTATATGTCTCAATAAGAGATGTGATAGCACGATCATAAGGAATACAGGTAACTCGTTGAGCGGCGGCGGTGTTAGTGAAACCTACTGAAAATAGCAGGGTTAGGATGAACAAGATTCTTTTCATCGTAGAATCCTCTAATAGCATCGACCAGCGGAGAGATATAATCGTCTCTCTTGCCGAGAAAAATTTGTGGTTCCGATTCCTGATCTACTGCTATTAAAACGACAAATCGGTCCACTGGCGTACCTGTTAGTTCTTCAAACATCACACAATATGCGGTACATTGCATAAAATAATTATCGATCCAATCACGTTTCTTTAATTTACGAGAAGTCTTGAAATCAACGATTGACGCTTTACCATTCCATTTACAAACAAGATCTACTCTACCCGCTATACCAAGATACTCAGAATATAACGGAACCTCTTGTCCATATACTTCGTCAATCATACTATCAAGAGTATTTTGTACACTCAAAAACATCTCTTGATCTAGAGGTGTTTTAAAAACAGGTTCTAAATTATTTATATAATCTTCGCATATCTTATGTAGTCTAGTACCACGATTGGACGCTTGACCTGAAATTCGATTAGCTTCCTCTTCACCAACTTTTCGTCGCCATTCCATGATACTATCATGAGATAATCGACCAAGAACAGTGGTGATAGAAGGTAAGTCACCGGCAGGAGTATGATACATCCTGCCGGTTTCCTTATTCGTTGTTGCCTTGATATCAGGTAAACTTATTTGGCGATGTTGAAAAATCATCTAATCCACCCACAATCATGTCTTCTGCTTCATATCCAGCAACATTGTCTGGAGCACCAATATCAGAAAACAAAGGGTCTACATCGCCGTAACCATATAAAAAATCATTATTCATTAGATGAACTCCGACCTTTTCTCGCCAACGAGTACCGTGAACTACATTCATATAACAATCTAATTGTTTTTCAATCAGTTCCAATAGATACTCATTTGTATACTTTCGAAGTTCATCTGCTTTATATGGAATGTCCCAATCTTCTTCATTACGTACACAGTAATCTAAAACAAGTTCAATCAACTTTTCGCGCATATCTACAAAACTCCATGTTTTGCTTTTGAGATTATATAATCTTTCACGATACGGCTTCGCACAATATCGTCTTCCTCAAACTCTACTGTTTGAAACTCTTCTATTGTATCAAGAATTTTCATAAATGTCAATAATCCTTTTCTTTCTTCATCTCTAATAAGATCACTCTGTCTAAAGTCACCACAGAACATAATACGACTATTTTCACCAAGTCTGGTAATGATAGAATCCAACTCATGGAAGTTTAAATTTTGAGCCTCATCAACTATTACAATCGTATCATCTAATGTTAGTCCACGAATATAAGACGTTGTAACAAAGTTGATAAGATTCTTTGTTTTCAGAATCTCGTATGCATCGCCTCTTCCAAATAATTCACTACAGATGCTAGAGTATGGCGCTTCGTATACTTTGGATTTTTCTTTTTCGCTTCCTGGTAGAAATCCCATATCTCTTGTTGGGACTACCGAACGAACAATGGTAACATTATGTTGGTCGCAGTCTTGGCTTAAAACGTCAGACAGTGCTAAGTAGAGTGATATGAAGGTCTTTCCTGTTCCTGCAAGACCATGCAGTAGAAGATTATATTCTTCGTCATAGTGATCAAAGGCTCGTTTTTGATTTTGTGTTTTCGGTTGAATAGATCGTATTCTAAGCGAATTACTCTGTTGTTTTCTCAGTTCTCTTTTTTGCCTTTTTGTAAGTTTACCTACGCCGTAATCTTCTAGGTTAATAAGGGACATTTATTAGTTCCTTTGTGCGAGTTAAAGTTTTACAGAATCTCCACGTATAGCTCGCTGTTTTCTCCACTTCTCTACGGCTTGTCTTGTTTTAACCTCCTTTGTTGACTTTGTTGACCCTCTAGAAGCGGCCAGTTCGCTGGTTGGATGAGCATCAGAGATTTTATTCATTACATCATTCCAACCACCATCATTACGCAAACCTCCAACTCCAGAAACAATGTTCATAGAGTTTAAGACTTGTTTGATTTGAGGATTTTTTTTAAGGTAACTTTCTTTTTCTGAGATTGACATAAAGTCATCCCATTCCATGCCGGATTCTTCATTAAAAAATGTATAAGTTGGCATTAGTCCTCCTTATCTCTATTTATCAAATAGTATCTTTTTTCTCATCAAAATCTCTAGAAAACACACTTTTGAAATTTTCTTTCCAAAGGTCGGAATATTCGCTATCCTGATATAATCTAAAAACAGGTGAACCTAAAGTATGATGAATGTTAGATGGAAGTTCATCTTTTTCTAATCCGTAATAATCTCGATCCATTGGTTCGTCTACTAGATAATTCCATTTTAAAGGAAGTTCTCCAATATCATTATCATCGAATCCTTGAAATCTATGAAGATATGCCGGATCTTTTGTATCAGCTAATTTAAAGGTCATCTGTTTGCTTTTATCATGAAGACAATTCCACAGTGTAACAGAAGACCAGTTCTTTCTAGGATAATTCTCTTGGAGAGTACCATGCATCTTATAACGAGATGCAGAAGAATAATCATGTTTACAAACAGAAACTGGTTTGGATAAGTCCGCCACTTTTAATAAATTCCAAACAGATTCAGTAAACATCATATCACAATCTAAAAATAAGGAATATCTTTCCAATAAACCTTTATATTTATTTTCTATACTTTCAGGATATTGCATATGTAATCTTGTGATAGGAACACAAAGAAATCTAGTCATAGAAAATTCTGTGGATCCTCTTTTATCTAATTTTCTTGATGTATACGCATTAGCGTAAAGTTGATCGTAGATCAAAGGAATAATTACAAAATCTTTTCTATGATTACTATATTTTCTAATTGTATGCGCTAGTATTTTAGCACAGAAATCTTCTTTAGAATCATATCCTATGAATATGGTTAAAGTAGTGCTTCCTGCTTTTTCTAATGGATCAAATAGAAATGTCATCTGTTAACATCTTCTCAAACATTGAATAAGACAAACCATGCATATTATTGGATTGACATCTGTAAAACTCATATTGTTTATCAAAAACAAATATAAAGTCTACAAGATGATTATGCGACATAAACCAATCTAGATATCTAATTCTATTTGGATTATCCGCCGCTCTTGTTCTTGTTTCAGCCTTTCCTTTAAACATATTGCTGATAGATTGAGTCTCGTCGTTTTTAATTAACGAGTCGAATCCTAATATATATAACACCGAACAACCTGTTCTTATAGCACATTTCATAGCAAACATACCAGTATTAGAACGAGGACGAGGACCAGCGTGTCCATGATAAAACATAGACTCTACATGATCCTCAATATCTTCTGGATAAATTATAGGAGACTGGCCTTCTTTTTCTAACTGATCTCTCCTATACTCTTCAATGGTAACATGATAATCTACTTTATTAGGGTCATCAAATCCTTTGTAAGCAACGCCACACGAGTAGATTAAAAGATTTTCTTTATTAACAAGATTATTTAAATTGAAATTTTGTCTTGTAGTACCATTACCTATAATAACAGCCGATTTACGATTTATGAATGGTATCTTCTGAAACATCTTCACCTTCATTTAAATTAAATTTATTTTTAAAAGATTCTTGACGTTCTTTTCTCATTTTTCGAAATTTTTTTACTCGTCGTGAATTATCATAATCATCGTAATCATCATCCCACTTGTTATGGCGAGCCCGAAAAGTCTTAGACATAACTATTACCAATCCTTTGCTTCTTCTTTGAAAGTTTTCTTAATGAGTGCTTTAGTGATTCCTTTGTATGGGCTCTTTTTATCTTTGATAGCCACCATCATTAGAGCATCATCTGGGTCCATAGATTCTAGAAATTCGATAAACATCGTTTCGCGTTTGTGTGGTCGAATGTTCTCAAACTGACCCTTGATAAAGTACTTTATTCGGCGAAAGTCTCTATACAAAAAGTTCTGAACGTCAGACTCTTTTGGCAGAGGTTTATAAGGTGGTGGACCTTCTGGTAGATCAAATGTTACTTTAGGATCAAACATCAATCTAAACATGAGTACTAAAAGATCTGGTGGTTGACACTTCTTAGATGCAGCCTGTAAAAACTCAATCTTCTCTTTTTCTGTTTTTAATTCAGAGGCTTTCTTAATGATTTCTGCAATACCGTCTTTCATTTCAAAACTCCTGGATGTCAGACATTAAATTTTTAAGTTTGTTTTTAATAAAATAGTTTAATAACTTCGATTTATCTTTTTTCTCGTATGAAGAATACATTTCAATAACTTGTTTTCGTATATTATCTGGAATTCTTGATAGATCGATTAGATGAATATTTCTCATATAATTTCTTTTGATTTCACCATCAAATGGAACTATACCTCGATTCATCTCATCTATATATGCTTTAACTTTCTTAGTCGTTAATGGGCGTTGTCTAACACCAACGACGAAAACATCGTCACGAGAAAGAATATTAGGTACTCCGTCGCCGGCGTCGCCCCTGATAACATGTTCGTAAAGGTATACCATAGGATCTTCAACTCTAATAAACTTCTTCGTAATAGGAGAATATTGTTCAACATTTTTATACCTTTGCAATTGTGAAAAGTCTTTATCACCCGATACGATCATAATCTTTTCGTTTGAATTACCATAACGTTCTACCATTGTAGCAATGATGTCATCAGCCTCGGCAGATTCGATTTGAATTACGACATATGGAAAATTATCTCGAATCTCTTCTTTGATTGAATTCAATGTATCAAAGATAAGATTCCAGTTGAGTGGTGATTCTTCTCGACTCTTCTTACGATTTGCCTTATAGTAAGGAAAGATTTGACGACGCCAATAGTTCTTGTCATCGCAACAGAGTATCATTTCTCCGTATTCAGAGAACCGTGTCTTGAAGCTACGGATTGAGTTTAGTACCATGTGACGAATAAGATCTTCACTAAAATCTTTATTGCCACTCGCAAGAATACCTGATAGACATACTTGCGAAAAATCAAGTAAAATCAAAATTAACTCCTATTCCTCATTCTCGTCATCTTCATCCTCAAAAGAGATATAACCATCTCCAATCATCTTTTTTAATCTATCGCGATTGCTAGTAATGATATCATACAAAGGATGTTCAATATCCACACTATTATACAATATGGCTCTCATCATCTCTCCAACAAAAATATAATCCTTGAAGAATCCAGAATCTTCTACAGGAAACCCTTGCATCATCATTTTCGTAGCAAGACGGCTAAATTCTGTGTTGACTACTTCGTCTACCAACATCATTCGATTGATTGTGATAGCCTTTATTGTCTCTTCTTCAGATTGTGGAAGATTCCTTTCTTTTACAATGGGCGATACACCCATTCGTTCCAAAGGAAACTGAATCACATTGCTCATAATACTCTCACTAATAGTGTATCTTTATTGATACGACCTGTAAATGTTGATGGTTTGGTTGTTAGTTTATCCATGAAAGTCCTGAGTTTAACCTTTCCCGATTTCAGCAACTCACCTAGTTGCTCTTGGGGTTTACGTAACATCTTACACATACTTGTTTCCATATCAAAGTTTTGAAGTGTGGTTCCTTTCATCTTAAAACCACCCTCCAAAGAGTTATAACAAGTCAATTTCTTATACTTAACATTATATACCCACAATTGTTTCATGTCAACAATTGTTTCTGGACTTACCGACACAACTTTCAACTCATTCGATTCTTTGAGATATTGGACGTTTTTTACGAGTTGCGCGGCAGACTTTACCTTTGGTTTACGTGGACGACGTATTACCTTTTTATTATTTATATGCTTGTCTAGTTCAGACAATAGACGTTCAAAAAATGCAATACGATTTGTCAAACCTTTACGTTTTAGATATCCCCAGGCTTCTTTAAGATCCTCGCTTTTACCTTCCTTTACTTCCAAGAGTTCTTCATATTCTCTTTTATAATATTGAATGATTTTTTCAGTTTGTGCTTTGTTCATATTCTTGATTCGAGCAAACTGATAGAAGTCAAACTTGTCATCTTGTCGGTCTACTACCTCTTCTAATTCGCCAATCCATTCTTTCACTGGATCAATCTTATCTTTTTGTGTCGTATTCTTATTAGGAGATTTTACGACTTTCACTTCTTCCTCTGCCAGTTGAGAAATTCTATTTCGAAGATAGTCCATACGAGAGGAATCGTTTGTGTGAATAATACATGCCCAGTGTGGAAACATAAATTTCCAGTCTGGTTGTTTTAGAATAGATGTGGCAATTTTCTTAGGAAACTCAGTACGAATCCAAGATTTGACCAATTCTATAATCTGCTTATTCTCAACTTCATATTGAAAATATGAATCAGCTGCCCGTCCAGGAGTCTTAGGAGCACCACTAAGACCCGTTACTCGGCGAACACGTACACGTTTCTTACGAGGTTTAAGAGACATTTAGACT